ACTAGATCAAATTAAAGCAATCTCAAATTTAGAACTACAGCCATTAAAAGATGTTGATGATAGACATAAGAAATGGTTTATAGATGAGTTTGAAATATTTTGTAGACATAAAGCATTAGAAAGTGCAATTTTAAAAAGTGCTGATCTTTTAGAAAAGGGCGAATATGGTCCTGTAGAAAGAATGGTAAAAGAAGCAGTACAATTAGGTTTAGCAAAACATATGGGTACAGATTATTGGAAAAGTCCAGCTGAACGTATTGAACGTATAAGAAATCAAAGAGGTGGTATTAGCACAGGTTGGGCTGAAGTAGATAAAAAACTATATGGTGGATTTAACAGAGGAGAATTAAATATATTTGCCGCACCGTCAGGTGGTGGTAAAAGTTTGTTCTTACAGAATTTGGCATTGAACTGGGCACTAGCAGGGCAAAATGTAATTTATATTAGTTTAGAATTAAGTGAAGAACTATGTAGTATGCGATTAGATAGTATGCTAACAGGAATGAATACCAGAGAAGTATTTAAAAATGCAGATGATGTAGATTTAAAAGTTCGTATGCAAGGTAAAGATGCGGGTAAATTGCAAATTGTACAATTACCTAATGGTATTACAGTTAACACTATTACAAGTTTTATTAAAGAGTATGAAGTAAAAAACAATATAAAAATTGATGGAGTATGTGTTGATTACTTAGACTTAATGATGCCAGCACAGAGCAAAGTAAGTCCAAGTGATCTGTTTATTAAAGACAAGTTTGTATCAGAAGAATTGCGTAATTTTGCAGTAGAAAATGATATATTACTAGCGACAGCATCTCAGTTAAACAGAAGTGCAGTAGAAGAAGTAGAATTTGATCACTCTCATATTGCTGGTGGTTTAAGTAAAATTCAGACAGCAGATAACGTTATTGGTATTTTTAGTAGCCAAGCAATGCGTGAAAGAGGCAGATATCAAATACAGTTTATGAAGACTAGAAGTAGTAGTGGAGTGGGGCAAAAAGTAGACCTAGCATTTGACGTATCTGGGCTTCGTATTAGCGATTTAGCAGAAGAAGAGCAAGGATCTGTAGCTAATCAACCTAGTGCTATGTTTGAAAAAATTAAAGCACAGAACAAAGTAACCCATCAAGAGAAGAGTATAGCTGAAAATAGTGTAGTAGAGAACACATTATCTGGACACGACAAACTTCGAAGTATGCTGAAAAGAAGTAATAATTAGATAAATACAGTTATAAGTAAATTATTACTGGAGAGATACAATGAAAAAACGCACTCGTAGCTTGTTAGAGGAAATAAACTCTTTAGCACCTAAGAAAGATAAAAACGCAATCCTTGAGAGTAGAGGTACCAATGCTATCAGTAGTATTATCAATATTCTTGAAATGATTGATGCGAATTTTGATTCTGAAACAGCTCAAGATTTAAACAAAAGGATTATGTTAAGTATTAAAAATAGAGATCCCGAACGTTTTAATCGAGGTATCAAAAAAATCAGGACATCAAGATGAAAATAAAAGAAATACTATTTGTTGGGTCTAAGAAACGTAAATCCAGAGATAACAGAAAACACAGAATTATTCAAAAAGATTTGTACAAAGCAAATCTTAAAGAAAACGCAAGAATACAACATCTTGAAGATTTAATTCTTCGTGATGGGGTAGCAGGCGGTAAAAAAGCAATCAGTACACTACATCAAGTTGAACAAAATCCTGGTTCAGTTACTATTAAATGGGACGGAAGACCAGCAATAGTATTTGGGCGTAATGAAAAAGGTGAATTTGTTTTAACTGATAAATCAGGATTTGGTGCAGTAAAATATAATGGTAGAGTAACTAGTTCTAAAGGACTAGAAGATATGATAGTTAACAGAAACCCAGATAATGCAGACTTTGCAAAAACAATGGGTGGTATATGGGATAAAGTAGAAAGCACAGTTCCAGAAGGATTCAGAGGTTACGTTATAGGTGACCTATTATGGATGAACAAGCCTACTGAAGAAAATAATAAAATTACTCTTATGCCAAATACTACAAAGTATGAAGTTGTTGCTAATAGTGATATTGGCAAAAAGATACTCGCAAGTGAAGTAGGAGTTGTAATACATAAAGCTATAGGATTAGATGGTACTACTAGCAATGTTGATATGGGACAGTTCCAACAAGGAGCAACAATGATTATGCCACCAGTTACAATGCAAAAATCACCTGGAGTAGATCTACCTCAAGTAGATGAATTAGAAAATTATTTAAATAAGAATGCAAAAGCAATAGATGATTTATTCAATGTACCAGCAGAACTTAAAATGAAAAATTTTGGTGAGATACTTTATCAATATATAAATGCTAGTGTAAAAAATAAATCACTAGATAATCTAGGAGCAAATTTTGTACAATGGGTACAAAGTAGTAATTTATCTGAACCTAAAAAAGAGAGATTATTAGATTATGTAAATACTAAAGCAAAAGGCTTTAATGCTACATTTAGTTTTATTAAGGGAATTAAGACTGTAAAAAATAAAGTAATTGAATTATTAGATAATCAAAAAGCTGATATACAAGCAGTAAAAGATGGCGAAGGTTATGTAGTAGATAAAGATGTTAAGTTGGTTAATAGATCAACATTCTCACAAGCAAATTTTGCAAGGAATAATCCATGAGCAAAGAAAAATATACATTAGAACAATATTCGGCAATGCAAGGCGGACACGAAATGCCCAAAGATAGCGAAGAGCCGTATTTAGAATTTATTAATTCATTAGGCGAAGCTAGAATGTTTCGAACTCGTGATATGATTAAAGCTCAAGGTGCTAGATCATTAACAGATCATGTTTTTGTAAGTATGATGAGTTTATACGCAATGGCAAATGATTACAAATATGCACCAGTAGCAAAAGAATATGCACGTAGAACAAGTATGTTTTCAAATTGGAATAAACCTAGTCCTAGTGGAACAGATTTATATCAAACAATACACTCTACATTAAAACCCACAGGATTAGCTGATTCAGAAGCAGATAAGTTATTACTTGCTAAAGTTAATGTAGAACAAAAAAGAATTAGAAACTTTTTAAAACAAATTGAATCAGGAAAGATAAACACAGGACAAGCACAGGCTTTCTTTTATAGATTAGAAAAAAATTTAGCAATACAAGATCCAAAACTAAAAGCGGCTAGAAGACTAGTAGGTGAGTGGGATACTTTAAATACTACTCAAAGACAATTAGCGGCTACACAATTAACAAAATATTTTAGATTAAATGCTAGAAGAAGTGATTTAAATCCAATATTTACAAAGTATGCAAACGAAGCAGGATTAGAGATAGACAATAAGAAAAAAGGTAGTATAGGTAAACGTATTGCACGTGGAGCGGCGGCATTTGCGGCTGGATATACTGCTGGTAAAATGACAGGTATGTAATATGGCAGTTTCAAGGCCAGTTGAAGTATTAACAGGCTCAACTGATTTTTATACGGTTTACACCTTGATTGATATAACAGATTCTGGTGTAGTAAGTCCAAAAACAAGTGCAAGTGGGTATTTCCAAGCACAGAACTTGAATACATTTATCCAAAGTATTAGTCTAAGATCTCAACCAGTTTTAAGTAGTGTACAAATTTTAGATTCGCAAGATATAAGCAAATATGAATTTGGCACAAATTTTACAGGCACTCATACCGTATGGGTGTTAAAATTTGCTAGTGAGACAGCAGATGCATGGAAAAAAGATAATAATGACGTTTATATGTTAAAAGAAGACTTTGATAAAATGCCAATACACGAAGATTTAAACGAAACAATAAGCATTGATCCAGAGATAATTGACACAAATACAGTGAATAAGAAAAATACTTACTTTAAATATAGTGAAAACATATAAATAGTAGTAGAGTACGAATGATTGTACTCATACAAATCAGCTCTTAATAAGACGCTGTCAAAGAATGTGAGAACATAATATGGCAATGAATCAGTCAAGGCTTGAGCGTGAAAATCTAGAGGCACACGTTGATCTGTGTGCGGAAAGGTATCGCGTGTTGGAAGAAAAATTAAATAGATTAGAAACTAAAGTGGATGGCTTAACTACGGCTATGAGTAAAGTAGCAGAAAAGCAAACATCAGCAAGTATGTCTAGTAACAAGCTAATCATTGGAGCCGCGGCAACGGTTATTGCAGGATTGCTCTCAACAATAGTATTGTTGTTACTAAATTTAAATACAGTAACTCCGTTATTAGGTGCAGGTTAATGTTATTAAATGAGTCGTACAATACAGTAATTTCTGAAGCAAAATTAATTTTTGCTAGAAGAGGTAAAGCTGTAACTAGGAAGTTTCGTTGCACAGTTGGTATTCGTAAGAATAGAATTGTAGCAAATCCTAGTCAATGTGCGGCACCTATGGATCTCAAAAAGAGATTCGTAATGAGAAAAACAAGAGCACAAAAAGGTGCTCGTATGCAAAAGGCGGCAGTACGTTCTAAAAGGTTAAATCCTGCAAGTCGTATTGTTGCTAGATTAAACAAAGCTAGAGGTTAAGATGGAAATAGTAAATAATAGTACAGTAGATAGTGTAATAGATTATGCTAACGTTAAGTTCGGATTAGAACTTAAAAAAGATGACATTACGGAACAATTAAAAGGTTTATCTTTTGGCGATACACTTAACTTATTAGATTCAATTAAAAATGAAGACAATGATAAATTTTCATCAATTATAGATTTAAGTAGAGTCAATGAAGCTGGGTATGGAACAATACAAACAGCCAAGCCAAGTAATGCTACAATTAGAGCATCAAACAACGGCAATGATCAAAGAGACTTTACTAATGCACAACAAGATGCAAAAAGAGATTCAAGTAACCCACAAAGATATGTAGCGGGTTCAAATAAACAACCAACTGGTCAAGGAGCAGTAAGAGCAGGTAGTGCAGATCCAGATGATATTGAAAGAGCTGAAAACAAATATAAATCAGATGCAAACCAGCAACAATCAAATATAAATGCACAAGAAATTGAAAGACTTAAACAATTGGCAATGGGAGGTCGTTAATGAAAACGATTGAACAACCCGGAGGCATTCCAGTATTCATCTCAGTTCACGAAAGTGAATGTTATGAGAATTTGTTAGAACGTAAATGCAAAGACGATCTAAACGAACGAGATTTAATTTTAATTCAAAACTTGGTTAACAAAAATGTTGTTAAAAAAATAGTTGAGAATAATAAAGTATTCTATGAAAGAATGAAAGGGAGCCTATAATGCCAACACACGAAGAAACAAAAGGAATGAAAGAACTTATTCAAAAGTTAAATGAGAGTTCAAAAGTTCCTACAGAAACTGAACAAAAAAGCAATCCAGAATTAAAAGCAAATTTGTTGAATAGTGTTAGCAAAAATGCTAAAGGTATGTATGACATACTGCAAAAACTAGACGAAGCTACAACACAAGTAGCAAAAG